CGATGTGATAGTTGGCTTGGGGAAGGCGTTCCTCTTGAAAAAATATGCGATACCAAACTGGGAGCCCAGGGCTACATGCCCGACAATGACTGGCATGCATATTTTGGCAAGGCCAATGGGTATGGTCGTCGCCCGTTTTGGATCACATTCCGCCGGGAATCAGATCTTACTTTAGTACTACTTTCTGCCCAATTGACCAATAATGCCTAACGTGCTATAATACACACTTGTTCACTACAGGAGCCTGTATGCAAAAGGCAGCAAATTTTGTTGCAAAGTACTCTACTGCCAACAAGTCCAAGGCTGTACTGCCTTATGACAAAATAAAAGCCACAGAAAAATGGCTGGAGTACAGTTTGGACATTGTTGACATGAATAAAATATTGATGAAGTCAGATTTTAACACCAAATGGCAATTGATGGAGGCATTGGACATTGCAGAACGCAAACGCAAATACATGTACAACCATAAAAACTTTGAACTCAAACGTGCCATGCGTTTGTTTGACCTCTGCCGAAATTTAACTACAAATAAGTAAGGACACACATGAGCACCACATTCAAAATTAAACTGCTAAACCCCCGCAGTTCCGACACCAACATCCTGGGCATGGAGCCAACCTGGCAGGTCCAGCCCACAGAGTATCGCACCAGTCGACTGAGCAAAGCATTCTCTTGGTACAACTATTTCTACGGCAAAAAAGACGCCCGGGACATGATTGTAAACTACCTTGAAGCACATGACCGCAAGGCCGATGTGCGACTGCTGAAAGGTATTCCAGACTCAGCAATTCGACTGACCACAGGCTGGCTGTGCCGCATGAGCATGGTGGGCTTGGAATTGCACGATGCAGAACAGCTCAAATTGCAAAATCAATTGCGAGAAATCTTAGACAGCAAGCAGGCCGAAGTCACAGAAGTTACAGAAGAGCCAGCCGTGGCCAAGCCCAACATTCAGGACCGCCTGCGTGAAAAAGCTTCAGAGTGCAACGGCGAACTGGACGGCATGTTTGACGAGTTCATGTTGAGTGGCGCTAAAATGACAGCGGACTTCAAGCCGGTTGCAATCATGCGCGGGCTCAATGTAGCACCGCAAATGATCAGTCAAATTTTGGACAATTGGAAACGCAAACTCACAGAGTTTGAAGCAGTGGTCGACGGCAAGGATGCACAACTGGTGGAAGCATACAGCCATCTTTCCAAAATTCAACTTCGCAATGTCATAAAGTTTTGTGAAGCTGTAGTGAACGACTGCGGTGCTTATGTGCAGATCAAGAAAGTGGAACGCAAGCCACGCAAGGTGAAGGCAGTGCCACCAGAGAAACGTGCGGCCAAGTTCAAGATGCAGGCAGAGTTTGCAGAACTCAAGCTCAAGAGCCAGCCAGCCGCAAGCCTTGTGGACAAGTCAGAAGCCTGGTTGTACGACAGCAAAAAACGCAAGCTCATCCACCTTGTGGCAGACAGCCACACTCAGGCATTCACAGTTAAAAACAACTCCGTCATTGGGTTTTCAACTGTGGAAACTGTGCAAAAGACCCTGCGCAAGCCGGCAGAACAGCTGAAAGGCATTGTGGGTGCAGGCAAACCAGCCGCCCGCAAAGCATTCAAAGATATCAAAGCCACAGAAACTGCATGGAATGCCCGCGGTACAGAGAACTTGATCATCCTCAAGAGCTGGTAAATACTGGCATGCATGTTATTCCAGACGAGGATCTAAATGATCCTCGTGTCTTTGTACCCAATGTTGAATTTTACATAACTAATGTCTGCAATTTGGCCTGCACCGATTGCAATCGATTTAACAATCATAATTTTCGTGGTTGGCAAAATTGGAATGACTATGCAGAGCAATACCAACACTGGGCCAAATACATTAAGTTACAACGTATAACTATTCTTGGTGGGGAGCCACTGCTAAACCCTTCTATATGTGAATGGATTGATGGTGTCAATCAATTATGGGGTAAAACAGTACAGGTGCTCACAAACGGCACTCGATTGAATCATGTTCCAAATTTGTATGATCGTATGATCAAATTTCGTGACCCAATACGATTTTGGAAGAAAAATTGGATTGGAGTTAGTTTACATAACGAAAACGACAGACAGCGTTGTTTTGATGAAATACATAAATTTCTCAGAGGCACAATCACTTATCATGCAAAAACTGATCCAAGCAATGGAGACAATGGCACTGTTACCTATGGTGCAGATCATGCATTTGTAGACAGCAATGGCATGAGGGTACATGTATGGGAATACGATTCTTTTTACAAAGCTGCCATACAAAGAAATACCGAAGGCAGGTTTGGAGTATGGGACAACGACCCAGCTGAAGCTCATAGACATTGTGGGTTTGTACAATATAAATGTTATCATTTTATACGAGCCAAATTATACAAATGCGGACCAGTTGCGTTGTTTCCTGAGTTTGATCAACAACATCATTTAAATATATCTGATCAAGATCGTGAGTTGATCAATAGTTATCAACCATTGAGTGCAGATCAGTTTGAACAGAGAGGAAAGTCATTTTTAGATCATATTGATGATGTAATTCCTCAATGTAAATTTTGCCCAACCAAGGTGCAGTTTGCGGGCAAAAAAATATTTGCAGTAAGCAAAAAAATTAATTCAGTTAGTGGGTTTGATTGATATGACCACAGTATTATTAACTCTTGGAGACAGCTGGCCACAAGGCGTGGAGCTTGTGGACGGAAAACCATATGGTGCAATTCTACAAAAACAAATGGGGTTTGATGAATTTTATAACTATGGTCGTGGTGGCTCAAGTAATGAACACATGCTACAACAATTACAAAAATACGTTGATGAAGACCATCAACCCGACCACAAAACAACTGCAATTTTTTTCTTAACAAACCCACACCGTACTGCTTACTGGCCGCATGATTCAGATTTCAATGTACACGGTCATTATCGTCAACACTGGAATGAAGAAGCCAAACAAGTGTTTATGAAAACATGGTTGCATTTTCACACAGACGAAGTCACTGTGATGCGATCAAGTCTGAGTGTGTGTGCATTGCAAAAATGGTGTGAACATCGTGGTATAGAAGATTATTATTTTTCAGGATGGCAAAAATATCCTACTTGGCTGCCGTTTGTGAACACTGACAAAATATGGGCAAAAGGGCAAGAAACTGTGGCTGATTGGTTTGGTGCCCCGGATCACAACGGTGAAAATTTATATAACGTAGAAAACAATCCCTATATCCGGCCTAATGTTTGTCATCCAAACCAATTGGGTCACCAGCTTATAGCTGATCGATTGCAGGGTTGGATACAGTCTACGCAATAAATACAGGGACCAGGAGTCCCTATGGCAGAACAGCAAGACACACTATCTCAACTCAAGCAAAATCTCATTGAGTATGCACAGCTTCAACTGGGTGATCAAATCATTGACTTGGAATTGGATCCAGCACACTACGAAGCCGCGTATGCCAAAACAATTGGCACTTACCGTCAACGAGCGCAAAATGCCTATGAAGAAAGTTATAGTTTTTTCACCCTGGTCAAAGACGAAAACATCTATACGCTCCCCCAAGAAGTTATAAGTGTGCGACAATGTTTCCGTAGAACTTTTGGCGATTCAACTGGACCGTTTGCTAGTAATTTTGATCCGTTTGCACAGGCATCGTTAAACGTTTACCTCATGAACTTCAATGTAGCCGGCGGCCTTGCCACATACGACTTTTACAGTCAGTATGTTGAATTGGCAGGCCGAATGTTTGGCGCCTATTTCAATTACACCTTCAATCCTGTCACAAAGAAGTTGCAGTTAATCCGTGATCCTAAAAACACTGGAGAAGCTGTGCTGATTTGGACTTACAATTTAAAACCTGAAATCAATCTCTTGAGTGACTTCCAAATATCGCAATGGATCCGTGACTATATGGTTGCCAACTGCAAAATGATCATTGGTGAAGCTCGTGAGAAGTTTGGCACTATTGCTGGCCCACAAGGCGGTGGTACCCTAAATGGCACGGCCATGAAAGCCGAAGCACAAACTCAAATGGACGGTCTGCTTGAACAACTCAAAATGTACATAGATGGTTCACAGCCTTTGACTTGGGTTATTGGATAACACAGCATAGACACACAGTCATAAATCTGTTATAATCATCAAATGGACTTGATGATTGATCTTGAGGGCTTGGGAACAGGCCCTGACACTACTATTCTTACCATTGCCGCCCAGGCGTTTGATCCGTTTGGCTCAGGCTATTACGAGCAATCATTCTATGCCAGAGTCACACTAGAAAGCCAAGAAACTCGTAGTATACAGCAAGGCACCATAGAGTGGTGGGCCACACAACCTGCTGTGGTGCGTGACGAAGCATTTGGCGAAGAAGATCGCATACCTCTAGACGAAGCCTTAGACGGACTAGGTAAACTGATTTGGCACTCCAAACGAATCTGGGCCCAAGGCCCAACTTACGACATGAACATCCTAGAGCATGCGTACAAGAGTTATAACAAACCCTTGCCCTGGCAGTATTACATG